GGAGATATAAAATGTTCGGTGGCGAAAGAATAATAAAACAGCCTCCAGGCTATCACAGATTGGAGGCTGTAAAAAAAGAAAATTAGGGGGACCGAGGGTCTCCGGAAACAAAGTTAAACAATAAAGTTTGAAAATCATGTTATTATTAATTATTTCTTTTTTGGTTATCGCAGCTTATACGGCAGCAGTTTGTATAAAGGCGAAAGGTGTACCTTACTCTATCAGTGCAACTTATTACGCAATAGAACACAAAGGATGGTTTCGCTTCACAATGTGGGCTTGTCCTATGGTGTTAATGCCGGTGATATTGGAGGTCAGTAAGCCGGGCACGGAGTTTCTCGCTTACCTGGCGCTGGCCGGGATGATCGTTGTCGGGTGTTTCCCAGATTACAAAGCGGATAAATTCCAATACCGGGGACACATAGCTGGCGCAATGATGGCAATATTATTTTCTCAGATTTGGATGTCACTTAACTTATGGCCTATGTTATTTGTATGGCTTACCTATATTGGATATGCTGCATTAAACATTGCCAAAGAAAAAGAAGGCACATTCTGGTATAAGTTCTATCAAAGTAAGCCGATGTTTTGGATTGAGATTTCTTCATTGGTGGCTGTTTATCTCTGTGTATTAATTTGCATATAAAGATATGGAAGAAGAATTATTGACAACCCTTAGCCGCCTGTCGAACGTGATAGGCGGCTTTGTAACCGCCGTACTGATCCCCGTTGCCGGCTACTGGGGCTACCGGGAATATAACAAGCGCAAGGCTGCTGCTGAAGCTAAAAAGGCGGAAGCGGACAATATCACGCAATATGCTGCTGAATGGAAAGAGCTATACGAAAAGAAAGAACGTCGCGTCGGCGAACTGGATGCTAAAATTGATTCCCTGTATGAAAAGATAGACGAATACCGAGGGCGTGTCCGGGAGTTGACCGAGAAGAATACGGAGCTTATGATCAAGAACAACGCGTTGGAATTTCGCAAGTGTAACAAGCATGGATGTTCAGATCGTGAACCACCTAGCGAGTTTTAGTAAAATCGACAGATTAATGTGTAATTAAATAATGGAGGAATTTATTATGACAGCAAGAGGACTTAGAAATAACAATCCCGGAAATATCCGGATCAATGGCGACTTATTTCAGGGCGAGGTGAGACCAAGCAAGGATAAGTCATTTAAACAGTTCGAAACGATGGCCTACGGCTATCGGGCGATGTTCGTAATCTTACGGAATTATATCCGCAATTACAAACTGGACACCATCCGCAAGATGATTAGCCGGTGGGCTCCGACAAACGAGAACCATACGGAGAATTATATCAGGGTGGTGGCAGAAAGAAGCGGCATTCTGGCAGACGAGCTTGTATATCCTGAAAACAGAGAGATAATGATTCGTATTGTCGCTGCTATGTCGTATGTTGAAAACGGCGTAGAGGCCGATATGCCGGATGTTATAACAGGATGGCTTTTGTTATGAAACCTTGTCATGTAATACTGATTTTGATTCTCTGCCTTCTTTGCTTCCTGGCCGGCCGGTACACGAAGAAAGCAGAGGTCAAACTTGTCTGCAAAATCGATACATTCGTCCGTGTTGACACTCTTAGAGAGCGAGTCCCTTATCCGGTTTATGAAACGGTGATACAGACGGTTCCAGAGATGTTCCCTGTGTATATCACTTTATCAGGTGATACAGTCAGAGAACCTATCTTCGTCCCGATCAGGATCACGCAAAAAGAGTACTTAACGGACGATTACCATATTTGGGTATCCGGCTATAATGCTCAACTCGATAGTGCTTCTATTTTTCGGAAAACGATTTATGTAACAGAAAAAGTGAAAGCTCGCCGCTGGGGAATTGGTATTACGGCCGGTTATGGCATTGGCCGAGATGGCTTATCTCCATATGTAGGGATTGGGGGATATTATAGGATTTGGTGAACTACTACCGCTAAATTTTCAGTTTAGCGGTAGTTTGTCAAATATGTGATTAGGGCTCATTTTTTTCGTGATTTGAGCTTAATCGAGTTCCATTTCGTGCCGGTTCCGAACTGTTCTGAACGGAAACCGTTTATTCGGAGCCAATATCTAAATTGTTTCATATTTGTCATTTTTGTTGGATATTGATTTTTTATTTACAATATTTGTATGCCTCATGCGTGACGGTATTCATTAAATCTAAATATTTTATGATAAAATATATCTTTATAGAATACATTCTTAAGCCAAGCTTAGAAGTCCTCTTTAGTGAATTATTGAACCGTGTAAAGAAATGGTATAAAACTAAAAGAACGTCATCAAAACGTTTAGAGGTAGAGAGGGGGTTGGAACCCCTCTCTTTTTTTATAGTTGAAATATTTCTTTTTCAATGATTTGCTTGGCGTTGAAGCCAAACAGACCTTTCTTTAATCGTCGTATATCCTGCATCGACATCTCATTCAGATAGAAATAAAATGCTTCGTAAGGATCAGAGAAGTTTCGTGCTATTGCATTGTCCGGTTTATTATCCATGTACTTTCCGATTGATCGGATCATCTGCCGGGCGTAACCGGGGAACAATTTGTATTCTGCCTGCATTTGATGTACCGGAGCCAGAGGGCAACCTACACAACCATGTCTGGTTAAACAGTAAGGTGGATCGTAATATTTTGAATAAGGCAGCCCACGCTTACGGATATACCGCCATACATCATTTTCCGTCCAGGATAAGATCGGTAAAACATGCTTTGCACCCTTCATCCACTTTCTACTATCACACTGCTCCGGCTCATACAATGCACGTTTCGAACTTTCTTCTGCTCGCATACCTTCAATCGTCCTTTTACCTATACCATATCGCTCCTTTAGTTTTTCGCAGCAGAACCTGCGCATCCGGGATGGAAAACCTTTTTCGCTTACAAGCTGAAAGAATGATTTTTCCGGATGACGGATAACCACCTGTGGGTAATTTGTCTTAATAAAAGATATTGTTCCCGGCGGATCGACAGTCGTATTGGCATAGGTAGCCGTAAACCGGACACCGGCACGTTCGGCAAGGTCCAGGATAACGACACTATCTTTACCGCCGGAGAAACCAAGACTATAAGGATCGTCTGTTTTCAGCTTCCGAAGAAAATCTATTGATTGTTGTACCTTGTCCATTAGGTTCATTTCTTTTTAATTTTTCTTTTACACCGGATAAATAACCCGCACTGAAAACAAAGCCAATGCGCACATATCACGAACGCGTCTGCATCTTTAATCCTTTCGTGCTCCATGTACCACATTATCGCCGGAAGTAAAAAAATTATATCACTAATTTTACTGTGGCCAACAAAGCGTTTATCGTTGAAGTATAAATCACTCATAATTTTTTAGTTTGTCTTATTTTCATTCTTTTTATTTTTATGATTTAAATCTTTTTCATACCTTTGTACCACTTGTTACATGAAAGGGGATTATCAAAATCTCTGTAGCAACATCAAAGTAATTCTAGATAGCTTTGATTCGTCCAAATTAACATTTGGATGTTTTCCTTGTAGCTCAGGGGTTAGAGCATCGTTTCAAACGAAGGTCGGTGGTTCGAATCCACCCTTGCTTATTCTTAACTTCACATATTTCAGCAGGCTATACAGCCTGCTTTTTTTTGTTTTATTTGTTTTCAATTTTATTTTTGTCATTTCTTTACCTCCTGTATTTGTTTGATTTTTAGTTTCATTGTTCTATCCTTTCATTCTGCCCAAAAAGGCCAGTTTTAATACATCGAATTGCTGACCCACTACGGCAAATTCCAACATTGCGTTATCATCTGCAAGGTCATTAACTCTTAACACGGCATAACTTTCTCCTGATTCGGTTTGATAGGTGTCCAATTCAACAGAACTGATTATACATTCATCATTGCTCTTTCGGAAGAAACTATCAAGGCTTTTGAGGATATGATTTTTCAAATAATCATCACCTATTGCAGCCGCAATCTTATCCTGCTTTCTTAATGCGTACCTCATTGTTTACTTTATTTATGCAATCATTTTACGACGAATCAGATTTATATTCTTTTTCACCAGTTTTACTATCTGATCGTGATACTCGCTTACGCCGTTACAGAAGGATCGGGACTGGACGATATCCAGTGTATTCAAGTTTACCTCTATCGTCTCCAATCGTTTTCCAGCCGTGTCCTTTGCCGACAATATCAGGCATTCCGGCCGTCTGTAGTATCCGTTCTGATACACACAATGGTGCATGGCCTTACCTTCCTGATAAAACTGGGTGACACTTTCCAAAGGGCGGATGATTATATCCTCTTCTTCGATTCTCAATCCGAAGAACTTTTCCATCCGCTCGTAGAAGCCGGCTATATCCTTCATTAACTTTTCACGCTTACTGATAGATTGTGCTCGATCCCTTTCCTGTCTCAACCTGGCTTCACGTACCTGTTTTATCTTTAGTAGTTTATCATGTGCAGTTTTCAGGTTCTTAGGGCAGACATAGTGGGCGTTACGCATATCTTTACCAAAGTAAGACAGCAAAGACATATAATCTTCCCACATAGAAGCGTCCTTAATGATGTAATGGTTGCGGTTGCAGATGTTGAACGACGGTTTATAGCGAAGTTGGGAGAAGCCGTTTCTATACATATGCTTCAGCATGGGGATTTGCCCGGTCTTCAGACACAATTCCGAATCGTTACCACCTTTCAATAAGTCACGTATCAATTTCGACGGGGTTACATCTGGGAACCGTCGATTCAGTCCCCGTTTTTTTAATTCCGGCAGTAATTCTTTCCTTGGATAAAGCTCTCCATGTATCGCATATAAATCACCGTAATAGTTATAGGGGGTACTTCCATATTCTCCTTTGATACTGAGAGGTGAACTATATACAAATCCGTTACTGCCCATATTAATCGGTCGGGCTATGATCGTACGTTTTCCGTCTTCACGAATCCACTCTTGAACCACTTCTGTAAAATCATAACACACCGGAGAAGTTTCCTTCCGAATATTTTTCCAACATAGTATATGCCGGATCACCTGGAACCCGCCTTTCACTTGCAGGATGGACATATACGCCTCTTCATGGATCTTCTGCTTCCGGCTGACCTTTACGTCCAATTGATGATGGCAATAAGGGCATTCGATTTTGTCACCCAATTTATCTTTACTCGTATTGACCCACATCTTACCACATTCGGAACACCATAGCTCATCCTTACATTTGTAGGCAAAATGGTCAAACAGATGCTTTTTGGCCCAGTCTTCCTGTTCCTTCGTGATGGCAGGCAGTTTTCCGCTTAACTCCGTCACCAGCTTTTCCAATTTCGTTCTCGGCTTCATATCAAAACAGGCTCATTTGTTGGACATTTGTATCTGCTTTCTTTTTCGCCGGCTTCTTTTTAAGCAATTGGTATTGCTCTTCGGCTAACCGTTTGATAGCCACTTCACGGGCTATTTTCTTCTCTTCTTCTGTTAGTTTTACTTTCCGAGGAGAAGAAACAGAGCAACCGGCAGAAACTTTTTCTATCTTGATATCCTCTTCATCATAGTAGTGGTTATCAAAACTTGTGATAACCACTATTATCCCAATTAGTGACTTATCACAAGTTGATATTTTCGTTGAAGTATAAAATATTAAAAAAGAATACTTTACAA